GTGTCGCCCTGGCCGGGCATTACCAGTCCCGCAGAAGAGGATGGGAATGGCGGACCAATCTGGGAGCGTTGCAGACCGGAGATTTGTGTAGCGAGCAGGTCGTTTTGCAATTGCATATTTCGTAGTTGGAGCTGCTCGACTTCGTGCGTTTCCGAGCGGCTTTTGTGCGTTGCTGTTGCTTGCACCGCTCGACTGATATTTTGGCCTGCTGACGAGAGACCCTCCGAAAAGCCTGTCGAAGGAGACGAAGAGAAGGAAGTGGGCGAGTAGGTGGGCAAGGCCGCACCCATGGCGTAGAGCGGATGGATTCCGGCTTTTTTGGCATCTTCGACCCTCCATTGAATTCCTGATTGAGCGAATTCGCGTTGTTGTGCCCTGTCCAGGGCGGCGGCTTCCAGGTTCGCACGGTTGGCTTTGTCTTGTGAGCTTGATTTGAACAGTCCTCCGAATAGGGATGATGCCGCACTAATACCAGCGGCTATGGTGAGTGGTTCGACCATTACTAGCACCTATACTGTGAGTCGGGAGTGAACCGTGGTTTTTTTTGAGACCCTTTGCCTGCTTTATTTTTCGCGAAGATAACTTCTTTACGAATATTGCGTCTTATACATAGGACGGCTCGCCGCGTAACTTTTACGGCGAGCCTATGAGGCAGGTATTTTTGGGCCAGAATGGCCCCACCTGGTGTTGTGGGTATTATTTTTTTCCGGCGTGATTCCGCCGGTTTTGCGCGGGGTGCCCTGCGGGCGGCCTTGATCTGGGTTTTGACCAAGGCTGTTGGCGTGAAGGTCCGATAGTCTGGAATCGACGTACGGAGAAAGGCTATTCGTCGGGCATTCTGAGGAATAGCGACCCTGTAGGTTGTACGATTAGGAGGTCGCGCCTGACGTGATCTAGACGATTTTGATTTTCTTTTAGCCATTTATTCCCGCGCGGTTTGGGGCAAAGGTGTCAATGGTTCTTTAGCTGTCGAGAGGGGCTAAAGAACTAGAGGTCAGTGGGAGTTGTGTCCTTCTTCGGGAGCGGGGTTTCGGGGGTCGCCGGAGGCTCTATAACCCCCGAAGCCCCTGATGCCTGGTTTGCGGCATTTTCTATGTCCAGTTGTTCCTGGTGTTGAGCATACTGCTCTTTGATCCGGGGGTCGTTGAGGATTTGGTCGGGGGTGACGGCGCGACCGAGTACGGGGTCGAATTCTTGTTCATAGACTGAGTTCGGTTCGGCGTCGTCGTCGTCGGGGATGTCGAAGTCGTCGGCCTCTTCGAAGGTTTCCTCGCCGGCGGCGGATGCGGCAACTGAGACGTTGGTCCGGACCAGGCGCTGGATTTGTTCGGCGAGAGTTTCAGGAGGAGTGAACCCCACTGGCAGAGCCAGTGGGGTATCGTCGGGCAGTTCCCTGCCGTGAGCGTCGTAATGCATGGTGTAGGATCCTAGAAGATTGAAGCGGTCCCCATCTTAGCAACCATGCGTCGTGCTTGTATAGAGTGTTTCGCCATGACCCAGAGAACATCGTTTGTGGTCACCGCGTGGATACGTTTGGTCGGGACGGACTTAACGAAGTCGGCATTTAACGTGGGATCAGACCCGAAGATTCGGGCCATATGCCAGAAGTTTAGAGCGGTCGCGCGGAATTCTCCCGCGATCGTCGAGGTTTGACGGCGGTATTCATCATAGCGGTCTTGGTATCCGAATATACCGGCAGGAGTCGCATGAGGAGCGTATATTTCTTTATTGAATATCTCCTGTTGTCCGATGTGTTGTAGTTCCTTTTGCCAGAAGTCCTCTTTGGTTGTTCTCGACCAGTGCCGCTCGATACCTTGCGTATACATGGTTTTGGGCTTCACGGAGAGGAGCGAGATAACGTAACCGTGTTCCTCGAAGAAGCGGCGATAGCGGTTTGACCGTAGTGAGCCGATGCCGTGACCTTTCAGATCGGCGACATCTACGGTTGTTCCAGTTTCCGCGGTAGCAAGGACTTCGGAAAATTGGATGGTTTGACGGCCTCCGCCCAAGTACTCAGGGCGTTGTAGGCGTGCGTCAGAGGACTTGACGCCAAGATAGCGTAGATACTCCGTATAGCGAGAGCCATAGCGCGCGCGGGCCTCTTCATAGCGTTGGAGGGCAAATGCGAGACGGAGCTCGTTGATGGTAGCGCCGGTCGCGTTCTCGAGGTCGGCATAGAGACGATTGCCGATGACACCGGCATCGGATGAAGCCTCGACGTTGGCAGAGTTTGCTTTGAGCAGCTTGTAGGCGTCGGAAGTGGTCGAGTACACCGACGCATCCCCGGTTTCCACGTCGACGGCGACGGGAGCGACGGTTCCGATCGGTAGAGTAATTTCTGGACCTTTCTGTGTCCAGGGACGTGACGAGGTGAAGTAGTCCTTTTCCCAGGAGACGTTTTGGAGCAGTTGGCTTGTTGTTACATCGACGCCAGAAGCCGTCGAGATTACGAGTTCGGTTTGAAGGTCCTGGTCCCGGTAAAACTCATTCCAGATTTTTGCGTAGGCGCGGAATGGTAGAGCGGAGACCTTCTCGGTCGTATTTTCGGGGGTGATCCCGAGGTAGTCGGCGAGCTGGCCTTGGATTTGATCGGTGTCGAGAGTTGGGAATACAGAGGCGTCGAGACCATCAGGTCCGCCGGTGATAAACGCTTCCCAATCATCGTAGACAATCCGATGAGGAACAAACCAGTGATGTATGCGAGCGTGAACAGGATGCATAACGGGGGCGAGAAGAGGGCTAACGCGAACCAGAAGAGACGTTGCGTGTTGGATTGTGTCACCGGGTAAGACCTCCGTGAGACCGACTGGGACGAGCTCGCCCATGTCGCAGGATAAGAGCTTGTAGTTGGAGAGAGAATGCTTTGAGCGTTTCATAGTGTTCCTCCATGGCGGATACGATAGCGATTGCTCATGTTGAGCGCCTCTTGCGAGAACGCTTCGGAGACGATCTCCTGATTTGAGAATAGGCGGTCATTAGCTTTCGCAGTTTCTTGCAGGTCGTGCATTTCCTCGTTTGCCATTTGAAGATAGTTGTTCGCGATTTCCGATTTTTGGGCATCAGAGTAGCCCATTTCTGTTCGAAGGACTTTGCGTAGATGTGCGCCAAGATAGATGGCGCGTTTGCCTAACATGACTTTGTAGGGTACGTCGCCACTGGCTTCGATTTCGTTGAGGCCATGTTTAGAGTGCAGAGCGTCTGCGATAATTGTCATGGCTGCTTTTCCGAGCGATTGGGATTTAATATTGAATTCCGGTACGCGGCCCAGGAGCGCGCGATGATGGGATTGGGTTCTACCTTTGAGGATGTGGCGACATACATATCCAGCAGTAGCGGCGTTGAAGGGTTCGAGGTGGACCGTTCCGAACTTCCAACATTTCTGAAGTGGATCGTGGTCAAAATGTGACCATCCGAAAAGCGATAGATGGTAGTGAGGGCGATTTTTTTTCGTTCCGTATTCACCACAGCCATAGTAGCGGATTGACGATTGAGGGGCATTCTTGCGGAGGCGCTTAACAAATTTTTGAAGCGCAGTTTTGTCGAGATTCCCGGTGTGGTGTTCTCGGGACAGAGTAAGGGTGGCAAAGGTGCAGTCCTTTGTTGTGTAGCTTTCGAAGACCTGCCGGGCCGTCCAGAGTTGTGCATGTTGTATCCTGCAAGGTTGGCACCGCCCACACTTAGTGGGGACGGTGCCATTGAACATGTAGGGGTATCGGCAGAGCATTACATGCGGAAGCCGATACGAAGACGTTTGCCGCCACGGCGGCGGACCATGCGGCGACGGCCGCGAGTGTAGGTAGGACGGCGAGCGCGAACGGTGCGGCGTCGGCGGTAGGGTCGATTGCGAGGCATTTTAATTTCTCCTTTTGCCTTTGGTGAACGTACGACCGCGATATGCGGGTTTTCGGACTTTTGATCTGTGAGCTCCGAAAGGCTCATGCCGATAGAGAGATTTCTTTTTATTGAACTGCATTGGTTTGTGTGGGAGCCACAGGCCCGAGGCGTAAGAGAAGCGCCAGACTGTTCCTGGCGGGGCCTTGAAGGGTGGAGCTTTTTTCATGGGTCCGTAGTTTCGAACCATCCAGTAGAATTCGGGGCCGAAGGTGTCCTCGATGCGTTGTTTAACATTTTCAGAGGGGACAGGCGCATAGCCTTCCCCTGATTTGGCCCAGCCTGTGTCTACGATAGCGCCGGGTTCCGAGGACATTTGGTCGGGGTGTGGGGTCGTCCTCAATTGAGGTTCGTCGATGATCCGGCCTGAGGTGTCGCCCTGGCCGGGCATTACCAGTCCCGCAGAAGAGGATGGGAATGGCGGACCAATCTGGGAGCGTTGCAGACCGGAGATTTGT